CGTCCAGTATCTTGAAGTACTCCTGCCACCACTTTGAGGCCTCAATGTGTTTCTTGAACGGAATCCACATAACGCCAATGGCTTTACCCATCGTCAGCGAAACAAAGCTGATGGTCAGCTCGGTCGAAGCCTGCATCGATTTTGGTGCCAGGGTCGGCAGGCTCGGGAACTTCATGTACTGGTGCGCGGTGTAGGGCATGAAGCCACCAAAAGCCGAGCTAGACTTACCGCTACGCTGACCCCAGACGTTGACCATCTCAAGATACAGTCGCAGGTTGTGGTTCTTGATCAGGTCCCATTTATGACGACCACAGTGCGGGCACACACCGTGCTCCAGCAGGGCCATCTTTCGTGGGAAGTCCATGGGGTCCATGTCCTTCACAATGTTGTTTGGGTCCAGCCACTTAGCCTTCGTACACGCGGTGCAGACCTCGCTGTTCAGCATCAGACCAGTCCACATCTGCTTAGCCCACGGCATGTTGGCGTCACGGCCAACGATGTTGGCTGAGTAGTCCCAGTAGTTCTTCGCGTGCGGAAGATCGCGGTCGTCGATCTTGAGATTGCGCATCGTGCCGGTCAGGGGATCTTCGGCCTGAGCCATGAGGGCCTTGATATCGAAGTCCTCGGGCAGAATGATCTCTTTGTCGTCAGGCAGAATGATGGTTTCAGCAGTACCCGCCTCAACGGATCGCTTGGTTCTTTTAGCCAAGCGATCCAATTCCTCCCTCTGGGCATCGGTGGTGAAGTCGGGGAACAGTTCGCTAAAAGTCTGGAGCTTTCTCAGGCGCTTCTTGTCTGCCTTTGGGTCGGCTGCGCTTTTCTGGTCTTTGGTTTTCATGGTGCGGAAGTCCTATGGGAACGATCTGAGGCGTGCGAGGCTTCATGGCATTTATGATCTCCGCGCCTTCGGCCTTTGTGAGGCCAAGCAGGCGAGCGACGAATCTGGACATCTTAATGTCAACGGCCAGTGCCATCATCCTCTCGAATTTCTCAAATTGAGTTCCGTCCACATCGCTGCCGACCAGTCGCTTAACGACTTCGCGTGCCTGAGTTGCACCAGCGCCTGTTGCTAGAGTGATAGGCGCGATCTCTTTGAGGAAGAATTCGCGTACACTATCTATGTTACCCGCCAGCTCCGGCGGTATCTCTCGCTTGTATTCCTTCAGGCGCTTGGTAACCTCGGCATCAACGTGCACCATCTGCTTGGGTACAAACGTGCGTTTGCGTGCCTCCGTCTCGTCCACAAATGACTTGGAGAGCTTGAAGAAGAAGCGCGAACGCCGACGGGGCCGTGATGGCGCCGCCGGTTTGTTAGAAGATGGTGTGGAGTACGCGATATCAGTAAGCGAGGCCAACATCGAGTCAGCCACTTCCAACTCCTCGTCGGATACTGGTACTAAGTTGTTGGCCCCGTTCATTATTCGTCGTCTCCGTCGTCGTCCTCGTCGTCATCCCCTTTCGTGGACTCCTTCGAGTTTTGATATTCGGTGTACAGTTCCTCTGCACGCCCCTTTTCCATCTGTTTGAAGCAGAAGGTCTTCAGCGACATAGGCTTGTAGCCCATGGACTTGGAGATCGCTGTCATCGCGTCCTTGTCGCCCAGTACCCACTTCTTGATCGTGAGCCAGTCGATGGACGTCTTGGCTTTGCCCAGGCCATCGAGATCCAGCTTGAAGGCTTTGCGCTGACCGCTGAGCTGGCCAGTCTCCTTCAGATAGCAGATCACGTCGAACACAGGATCGAGGCCACGAGCAACGCCGGCAGCGTCTTCGACCCAGATGCGCATGAAGCACTCCCTGTTAGGAACGCTCAGCTTGTTCTTGATGGCTTTCACGTGGACGTAGCGATACTCGTCCTTGCCCTTGTACTCGACGGACTTCTCCAACTCGTTGAAGGTTTTCTTGCAGGTCTCTTGTACCTTGAACGGAGCGGCCGACAGCGAACGCGAGGTCTGGCGCAGACGCACGTCCGAGAACTGTTGCAGGGCCTTGCCGCCTTTCTCACTCTCCTTTGGGCCAAACATGGCCATCGGATTATCACGCAGGTGGTTCAGACCATAGACCAGAACCATCTTCTGGAGCATACGCCCCTTGATGCGCTCCAGTTGTTTGGAGAACGCACTGGCCTTTACGCTCAGCTGGTTGCTGATATCCTCTTCGTCCTTGGCTGCCGGGTTCATGGCCGTGTAGGAGTCGAGGTAGACGATGCCCTGAGGGTTACCGTTCGGCGCTTCGATCCACAGGCCGCCGCCGTACTTGCGCGTCATGTTGGTATCGATCTCGTCACCCAGACGCGCTTTGTTTTTCTTGTTGTCCTCGAACACGTACCACCACTTGTTCATGAGGAAGCGCTTGTCTGGCAGTTCACGCAGAATTGCAGCGAGCCATTCGTAGAAGTGCTCCAGAATAGCGAGGTTGAAATACTGCACCCGCGGTTGAATCTCCCATCCGCCTTCTGGACTCTCCTTGCCGAAGATCTCGGACATTTTGAGTTTGACGCCCTGACCCTTGACGATCTCGTGAACATAGCGCTTACTCGACTTCGTGGAACCTTCGTAGTCGATGAAGGCCAAGAAGGGAATGTCCTTCTTGATTGCAGCCGCCATCGAGGTGAGGGCCAAAGTGGTTTTGGCGCACTGCTCTTGCGCTGCCGCCGTAAGCATGCCAGGGCGCAGGCCACCACCCAGCAGCAGATCGACCATGAGTAGGCCGCTGGACACAGGAGGGGCAACCTCCAACGATGATGCAGCGAGACCCTGACGCTTGGCCACTTCGTTCAGCGTGCCGTGAATCAGCGCATTAACGTCAAAGCGCTTTTTCTTCGGCTCGTCGTCTTTCTTCAACTTGGCAGCCTTGGCGTTCTTGACCGGCTTGTCAGCCTTAGCTGCTTTGTCTTTCGACTTACCTTTGACTGGCTTTTCAGCCTTCTCTTTCTTTGCCATCTTGGATCCTTGTTGGGAAAAGTAAAAACCCGGCCGGGTCTTTCGACTGGGCCGGGTTAGCTAGTTACTTCTTGCCTTTCTTTTTCTTGCCCTTGGATTTCTTGGACTTGCTGGACGAGTCATCGTCATCGTCGTCTTCGTCATCATCGAAGTCGTCGCTGTCGTCGTCATCGTCATCGTCGTCGTCCTTGCTGGACTTCTTCGATTTGCCTTTGCCTTTCGATTTCTTCGATTTCGATTTCCGGTCGTCGTCATCGTCGTCATCGTCGTCGGTGTCGTCGTCCGAATCATCATCGTCATCGTCGTCGTCATCGTCGTCCGATTTCGATTTCTTACCCTTGCCCTTCACGGGCTTCTTGCCCTTCTTGGACTTGCGGTCGTCTTCGTCTTCGTCGTCGTCATCGTCGTCGGTGTCGTCGTCATCGTCGTCGTCATCGTCGTCCTTGGACTTGCCCTTCTTGCCTTTACCGGCTTTGGCCTTTTTCTTGGACGAGGAATCATCGTCGTCATCGTCGTCGGAGTCATCATCGTCTCCGTCGTCGTCATCATCCGAATCATCGTCGTCATCGTCGTCCCGGTCGCGCTTGCCCTTGGACTTCGATTTCTTTTTCTTCGAGGACGAATCGTCGTCATCGTCGTCATCGTCGTCTTCCTCGGAGTCATCGTCCGAATCGTCGTCGCTGTCGTCGTCATCGTCGTCATCATCGGAGCGACGCTTCGATTTCGACTTGGACTTTTTCTTCGAGGACGAGTCATCGTCATCATCGTCGTCGTCGCCGTCGTCATCAGGGAAGTCATCGTCGTCATCGTCGTCATCCGATTTCGATTTCTTCTTGCCTTTCTTCGCGTCCTTGCCCTTGCCCTTTTTCTTCGAGGACGAGTCGTCATCGTCGTCATCCCCGTCATCGTCCGGGTAGTCGTCATCGTCGTCTTCGTCTTTCTTTTTCTTCTTGCTGCCCTTGACCTTGATGCCGTTACGCGAGGCCCAGGACTCGAAGTCGCGCTTGACTTCGGCTTCCGGAATTTCTGCTTCCAGCTCACCCAGGTCCCAGATCAGGTATTCTTTCTGTTCGTCGGACATAGGCATACGCTTGTCGCCCATGATGATCTGGTACTGGTCAGCCGGCGCCTTGGTCGAGTCGTACTTGATGCGCACATCGCGGCCGTATTTCTCGTGCGTCAGCGGGAACGCTTTGGTCTGGCCCTTGACGTCGTAGGTGTTGAGCTGGCCCTGCTCTTTCAGTTTGCCCAGCGCGCCTTTACCCAGCGGGAAGGCGTAGACAGGAGTCCACGAGTCGGAATCCTTGTCTTTGAAGCGGGTCTTTGCTTCGGACTTAGTGATCGATACTTTGCGTGGCTTGTCTTTCTCGGCGCTGCGCACGATACCGTTGATGTAGCCCTTGATGGCGAAGCGCACCAGACGCTCAGCTTGCGGCACGTCGTCCGCGATCTGCTGTGCTTCGAGGTCACGCCACGGGTCGTAGATGCTGCTGTCGCGCTGCTGCGTCTTTGGGTCGTAGGACGGGCACGGGACGTAGAAGGTGGCTGGCTTGCCGTCCTTCTTCTTGGTCTTTACCCAGTAGCCGGCGTAGGTGTAGATCGGACCGAACAGGCGCGCCTGCAGCCACTTGCCTTCGGGGAACTTCACTTGATTGATCTTGTCGGTGATCTTCGCACGCTTGCCACCGTTGTTGTCGGCGACGTCGTCCAGATCTGTGCCCTTTTGTCGAGCCATGTGCTACTCCTTCTGTGATTGATGGGAATGCTGCTATTGCTATTTACTGCGTGTTCTGATGTTTGAATGGGCGGGGTAGGTTTTGTTTTGCCTACCCCGCCACATTACCGGACAGTGCCCGTTAGCCTACAACGTCATAGACCTTTCCGTTCACACGGATGCGAGTCGCAGTGTCAAGGTTCACAGTGCGATAGTCGCGGGCTTCAACGTCAAAGACCGTCAGATAAGAACGGCTGAGGGCTTCAACCTTGTTCTTACCACCTTTCAGTGGAGCTACATCCAGGCGACCCGTAAGGCTGCGGGGTTCCTCGTTTTGTTTGATGTAGTCGATGCCGAACATAGCGCCTTTCAGGTCACGGAGGAAGGCCTCCACCTTGGAGCGCTTGATGGTTTCCACTGCCACAATGCCTTCGTCGGTCAGCGGCTCCAGCACGAAATATCCGTACGAGTGAGCCGGCGGCTTCGCAAAGCAGTTGGCCTTCTTCAGGCCCGATCCTGCTTCATGGTGATGATGCTTACGGCAGGCAGGGCACTTGAACGACAGCCCGCCTTTGCCATTGCGCTTACCTACGAAGATCGGAATCCCGCGTCGTGCCGCCAGGACGATCTCGTCGTCCGACAGCAGATTCAGGAATTCGTGACCGATTGGGGATTTGGTTTGTTGCATGGTACTCTCCTTGTATACCGCGTTTCGTTTGCACGGCAACGCCTGACGCAGGACGCTCGTCAGGAAGCGAAGCGTCTTAATGACGCACTACTATTTACTAGCCTGCTCAGACTGACGCATGATCGGATGATTGTAGTTCACAAAGTCCTTATTGCTAAAACCCATGAACTTCCAGTCGGCCAGAATCTTTGGATCGAATTCCACAGGCACGCCGCCTTTGGTCCACACGATATCATCAAACTTGAGGCGATTGATTTCCCTGATGCGTTCATTAAGGCGCTGTACTTCTTCGATTGCGATTTCCATGTCTACCTCTAGTCGATGAGGTCGCAGGCGCGACCTGTGCTGCTGTCGCCGGCCATAACAATCACGCGATTGGTCGGCAGCACACGCTGTTCTGGAAGTCTATAGGCATCGGTGTTGACGTCCATACCAAGCAGTACTCCAAGATGGCCCTGCAGGACGCGCTCGTACTTGGTAGCAGGATCCAGCAAGACGATCAGATCGTTGTTGCCCATCAGGCGCTGGTAACTACCCGCGTCGATCAGCATATAGGCACCAACGCGTTGAGCGTCGGGCATATCGCGGTGCAATTCGACCAGCAGCTCGGCTGTGAGCCTGCGCGGTTCTTTGCGCAGCATTGCCTTGCTGTGTGAGACCAAACGTGCGTCAATCAGTGGATCTCCGCATTGTTTGTCAGTTGGTGCTTGGTCCGTCATAATTTTCTTTCGTGGTGGTCGCGTCTGGGCTTGCGTGCCCGACGGTCAGGGTTAAGGCCTTGATTAGCTCTACCAGACGCTGCTTGACCTCCGGATCAGTGGTCGACTGGGCGACCCGATTGAGCTCCAGCAGGGCGTTGCGCATTACTCCAATCAGTTGCGCCGACTTTGAAACGTCCTGCTCTGTGATGTGTTTGGTCACCAACTCGAACAGTGCCTGACGCTCCTCGTAGGTCAGGGACGTGCCCATCAATCTGGCCGCAACTTGGTTGGCTTGCTTAAGGCCCAGCTTCAGGTCGGCCACCTGCGCTTGCAGGGCTGCGATCATAGAACTACTCATGGACGAACTCCCGCAGAAGACGTTGGTGCTTGAGGCTCACGTACTGAGGAATGTGCAGCGCAGTGCGAATCAAACCCACAGGGTCGACCTGCTGCGCGACATATGCCACGTGCTGCCACATTTCCGATGACTGGTCTGGCATAACGGTGCCGAGTAGATCGTGGACTGCGTCTCCATGTTCCTCGATCAGACCCTCATAGCTGGAGTCCTGATGACCTTCAGCCAGCTTGGCCACTTCGGACTTGGCGCTCTTGAACCACGACTGCATGAAGGTTGTGATGACACCGTGCCTGCTGTCGCAGCGGTCGATGGCTCTGGAGACAACCATCAAGTAGATCTGGACGATATCGTCCAGCTTGACCACGTGGTGATAGTCCTTGTACGTGGCCTGAGCTTGAAGCAAGGCCATGCGCGTGTACTTCTCCACGATCTGGTCTTTCCACTTGCGGGCATACGCGTCCCAGTATTCCACGTCCTTTATGGCTTGATATAGTTCGCCGCCATCACGCAGGCCCACGGATCGCTCCACGGACCAGCACTTACTGCGAGTCACTACGCCGAGGGCCGCACGCTCGTGCAGCTTCTTATACTCAGCCATACGGTTCAGGAAGAAGGAGATGAAGCCGAAAAGCAGGCCGCGGTTGACGTGCATTTCCTTGGCTTGTTCTACCAGCTTGGTATCGTTCGAGCGCAGTGCGTTGAACAGCTGGATTGGTAGTTTGTGTCGGTCGTTCGACGTGAACTTGGCACTGGCCTTCAGCGACTGCCGTGCAACGATCTTGCACAGGTAACCCTTGAACAAGGTCGGGCATTCCGATGCTATCGGGGTCAACGCCCTCCACAGAAAGTGATTGAGCGTTTGCAGGTACTGGAGGCTAGTGTAGTTGGTCTGAATTGACTCCTTTACGGTCTTGAGACTCTCGAACGCTTTTGAGTGTTCGTAATTGTTCTGCGCCATTAGATTGTTCCTGGTGGCAGCTTCGGCTTGATGCGATTGACCAACGCCACCATGTGCTTGCACAACGAGTTGCGCAGCTTAGGGTTGGTCGTTGTTGGCGGCTCGCCGTTGCTGTACTCGATCTCGGCCGCGTTCTTCTGCGCGTTGGCAAACTCCCAGCGGAACGTGTTGTCCTCGCAGGAGCAGGCGCAGTGAACGTTGAGCTTGCGATCAATGAAGGTGATGACCGTTATATGTTGGCGCGGCTCAGGCACACGAACCAGCTTGCCCTTTTCGTTCACCTTGTGGGTGCTCATGGACTTGCTGGCCACGTAGCCCAGGCCAGATCGCAGGTGACCGGTCTTGAGACCAACGATCTTGACGTAGGTTGCGCGCTGCAAACGGCCTTCGTCAGTGCGCTTGAATAGCTGTTTGAGGTTCAGCATGTTGGACTCCATTGAGGGAATCAATGAAATTTAGACTCGGAGCCCGGCCGCTGCCCATCAGCATTTCGATCAGCGGATCACGGCGAACGATGGTCATGCCCTCGGTCTGTGCTTCGGCCCGACGCAAGATCGTGGCTTCACGCGCCTCTTTCATGCGCTTTCGATAGGCGGGCATGTGATCCGGTGGCGGAGCCAGTGGAAGAATACGGTTCAGGTCGTCCTCGTCGTGGTCCAGCACCGAGTACTGGTAGGAGAACGAGGTAATCATGGTCGGGATCTTACCCGACACATGAAGCAGATCTTCCGCTACCAGAGTCTCTACGCCGTTACGGCCCTTCGGCTGCGACCAACCAAAGTGATCTGCGATCTGGCGAATAGTACGACCGGGGTTGGCGGTCACGAATTCGAGCACGGCGCGCAGTTCCTTATTGCGTGCCAAGGACTTCACGTTGTAAGGGCTCGCGCCTTTGCGTAAAACACCGCTCATTTCTTCTCCTTCTGTTTGTCGCGTTTGATGATTAAGGCGCGATGATGCTCTTTCGAGCTATGAATCATTTTCTCGGCGTCGCGGATTGCGTCGCCACCTTGTTTGGCCAACCCGAGTTCACGCTCGGTTGCCTGACGTACCAACGACTTGAGAACCGTACCTTCGTGGAAGCTCAGGTTCAGAGCCTGTATCAGGTCCTCTACCTCGAACACGTATGGCGCACGCTCTGGCCGCTTAGGATGGTCGATCGGCACCGAGTAGTAGTTGACGTTGAAGCCGCTGTGTTCTGGCGTGCGACGGTCTTCAGGACCCTGACGTTTCCCCAATTCGGAGGCCACGTAATCCATGTCGATGCTGATAGCAGGCTCCATTTGCAGGCCAGAGCCAGCAACAATATTGCCCGTGTGGGCGCCAGAACTGTCGATACTAATACCGTTAGCGGCGGCTGCGGCCAGAACAGAGAACTCCGTGCCGCAATCTAGATAATCGGCTGGAACACCAAACTCGGCCAAAGCCTCTGCCTGCGTCTTAATGACTTTGACTTGCGGATCACCATGTATTTCTTTGCGCTCGTCTATCATAAGTTCTGCGAACAATTGCTCGGCATTGAGGCCGCTTGCTTTGAGCCATTGACGTAATGATGGAGGAGACACGAGGCCTTTTGAGGCTTCGGAGGCGCGCTGCTGTTTGGCCAGCTTCTCGATTTCAGATGCTTGAGCATCAATACCGCGCTGTACGATCTCTTGCGCACGACGACCCCACTCCTCGTCCTCTTCCGCCGTGATCTCCAGCATGCTGGTCTTGATCTCTGCGTCGGCTTCACTACCGATCGGGAACGGTGTCGTTATCTGCGCTTTCACTTCGGCCACGGCTTCGTCGAAACTCACGCCTTGAGGTGCAATATGCACCTTGACCTCAATATGTTGCGGCTTCGTATCAGGCAACACGCCATTCTGAGGCGGGATCAGCTTAACTCCCTGCGGCAACAGCGAGCCTGGCTTTACAGCCACGACTTCACGCCAGTCCGGTGTCGAGGGCTTGATTGCGTCCTCGATCTTGGCGTCCGACTGTGCTTTTGTCGTGAACGCAACCTGCGGCTGGCCTAATTCATCGGCGTACAGACGTTCTGCCATGTCTTCGGTGACTGTTGCGCCCAGGCTTACTACTGGATTATTCTGACCCAGAATCTTCTGGCGCATCTCCTGGGTCACTGGGATCCAGCGGGTACCCGCATCGATCTTGCGTCCGTCTTGATCCACGTACATGCGGACCTCCATCATGGTACCTCTGTCGTTCAGCTTGCCGGTTGGGCTGCCCTTCTTCAATTCACTCATGCTCAGCTCCTAGGCGAGAAAGCTTGAGAGTGTCGCGGGTAATCAGCGCCACGTCTCGGCTTGGATTGTTCAAGGTGTCTGCGATCAGACGGATAGCTTCGTCAATGTCCTCATCCTCTGGAAAGGCCTCGATGATGAGGTTATCGCCAGGACCTATGCGGATCAGATTGTGCGGGTAGGGAATAGTCTCCCTACCAGCGAGCCACTCGTTCAGCACTAGCTCTTGCATCTGCTCGATAGTCATCTGTGCAGGAACAGAATAGTGGTGAATGGTCTTCACTCCGTCACCTCGCCACCAGTCAGGCCTATGGTAGGTACAACAAGCGCCGTAACTGTGTGCAGCTTAACACCGCGACGAGTGGCGACTACAGAACCGTCCACAAGCTGCGCGTCCTTGAACTTCTTGACCAGCGCGTCCAGCTCTTCCTGAGTTGGATCCCAGTCCTTATCGCCGGCTTCGATGATCAGGCGCTCACCCACCAGACCCGTGTAGACTTCGCTGATGCGAATTTTGTGACCGTAGGCTGGAATGTCTTTGGTCAAAAACTCGTTGACGACTTCTTTCAACTGCTCCTCGGTAGGCGTGAAGTCCTTGTCGCCTACCTCGATGTGGTAGATGGTGCTCATTGCAGTTCACCGTTCTCGATGTAGGAACGCATGCTGCGCCAGCCACGCAGATTGCGCACGTCGAAGATCGGAGGGCACTTCGATTCCGGGGTGGCCAAGTGCACCAACAGATCCGCCACGTCACGCGGCGTTGCAGTTGTGAAGTCGGCCGGGGTTGCGATGTGCTCGAATGGGCTCATATGCTTCTGAGTGAACAGGTCTTTGCCCTTCTGAATTTCTTCCCCTACCTCTTTCTTGGTCAGGCCGCCCAGGGCGTGCGAGGTGCGTGCGCAACGCGAGGCGCTAAGCCAGCACAGGGTCTGGTCAACGTCCCACTCCATGGCGCAGCTACCCTTACCGACCCATGCGCGGTCTGCGAGACTGATGTATGGCAGGTGCCACTCGCCTTGTTTCAGCAGCTTAGGCTCCGACTGATTACGGGCCTCGCGCATGCGTTGAGCCAAGACCTGAAACTCGGGCTGGGCGAACTGGCTGTCACGTAACTCGAAGAAATTTTCGTGTTCGGTGCCAGTGGCCACGACCTTGATCGGCAAAAAGGCTTCGAGAGGACGGTTTACGACTTGCTTGTGCAGGCCCAAACCTGTCAGGTACTCGACCTTGTCGGCGACGATGCCGCCCAGTTCTTCCCAGACCTCGAGGATACGCTGCTGCACATCTGCCGGAAGTTCAGCGTCAGCGCTCATGCCGCTCTGATTGGCACCCAAGTGGATTGGAATCATCGGCTCTTGGCGTACGATCTCGATAAGCTTCTTGGCCGGTATGGCGCGAGATGACGCCGCGTTCTTCGAGAAGACGCGATGGGTCATGAACTCCGCGTGAATGTAGCGATGGTACTCCAGCTCATACGAAGTGAGACGGGCGCCGTTCGGATTCACCGAGTCGGCAATGACCTTGGCCTTGATCTGACCGAGACGTTCGTTAATCATGATATTCATTTGATTCCTTTATTAGGTTCGCGGCGCTAAGGAGAACACCACGTCGTAGCGGGTTACTATGACAGCATCACGGGGAAGGCCAACGTCTTCTCCTAAGAAGGACGTTATGGAGTCCAAGATGGAATAATCGAAGTCTGATGGTATTACCCACACCAGATCATCCGAGGGTTCAAAGTCGAAAACTTGCGTTGGCCAGACTGTTGTTCCCAACAGCTTGAATGAGGCCAAGACAGATACCAGATCAGACAACAAGGGTACCGAAAGAATCGAGCCAACCTTTATTTGCGTGAGCTTCATAGCATCTCCGTTTAGTAGCGTCCGGGGTTTAGGGACGCCATAAAACTTAAACGGATTTGTTCTGGTAATTGATTTTGCGGTTGTATCGAAGGACTGTGGCCATGATCGTATTTACTCGTCTGCTTATCTCCGCAGTGTCTTCACGATGCCTCACCACACTTTCGTGTTCAGGAGAGAATACAGAGCGCAGGAATCCTGGTCGCATCATCACGTCCTCCATGTGCTCGGCCAGAGCACGGCCGAGCTTCTCGAATGGAGTCCTCTTGTTCGTGGACGTACTTGACGGGTCAGATGCGTGAAGCAGGCGGACGCGTTCAATGTAGGCCCTGTAGGACTTGGAAGTGTAGTTGCCGTGGTTGTGCATCAGGGTCTTCAACTCACTGGCTACCTGACTGCGAACTTTCCGCCGAATGTAGTTCTCGCGTCGCTTTTGCTCGTCATATTCCACGGCGTCCTCCTAGCTTTGATCCATCAAGGCTACGGTGCCAGGAGGAATAAACTTGAGGTGGGCCTTCACCATGTCGGCGACACATGGCCACGTCCCACGTGCTGCACTGCCCTCAACGTCCAGTTCGGGATTCACCTGAATTATGGCATTGGTGATCTCTGCTTCGGCCCGCTCTTTGCTTTCGGCTTCGACTGCGGCAGAGTGCGGGTAGTAAGTGTCGGGGTAGAAAATGAACAGCATGCTATTCTCCTATGCAACGGCGCAGATTGCGCCAAGTGTTGTGAAGCCCGCGTTTGAATCGCTGCCAGCGCCGGGACTCTAACATACAATGTCCTCCCAGTCCATGATACCGCGATCGACCAGGTACATGACGGCTTGGTCCTCAGTCCAGTCGAAAAGAAAATTCTGTTGAGGGGTACCCCAGTCTCCTGACTCATAGTAGAGCGGCAGCTGGGCCAGCGGATAGTGTTCGCCCCTGATCTTGATCGGATCATTACCGCAGGTGTTCGACCACGGGGTCAGTATCGCTACGTCCTCCAAGTGGACCACTGTACCTGGATTCTCGATCACGCTGTGCCTGTAATTACCGCGACGGAGCATATCGCGCAGCACAAAGAACAGCGGGCCGCGCTCGTGTATCACGTACCAGCCGAACGTGGTGTGGTCGAATGGTGTGAACTTCAGGCGCTTTTCCGTTTCTTCGTGCATCCATTTGGAAGACTGGAGGATGTATTCCCAGTAAGCGCGTGTCTTCTTAATCATAGCTTTCCTTGTGCGTGTCTCGGTCCTATCTGGACCTTAACCGAATGCGTGCCACACACAGGGCACGGCGTTTCTGAAATGATAGCGACGTGCCAGCCGCTAAACTTCGTGCGAGACATAAACTGGTGACCATCGTCGCAGACGACACGCGACTTTGGATAGCCACTATGCTCTGACCAGTCCTCGTCTTTCACATCGTCCGCGGTCAGCATCACTCCTCCCCGTCGATCTTGTCCTTGTTGGCCTTGCCGTAGCTGATGCTCTTTTCCATCAGCTTGACGATAGGATCTGGGAGCTTTTTCTTCGTCATGTAAAAGGCGAAGCATTCGGCGAACAGTTCCTTGAAGTTGACGGTGGCATACTCCGAAACGATAGGAGCCAGCTCCTTGTGGCTGATACTGCGAACCGGCCAAACCTTGGTGATCTCATCCTTCATCTCGGCCTCGAATAGGGTATCGAGGTCTTTGATGCTCAGACCGTTGATCTGCTGGATCGTACGAATGATCCACTTGAAGGCCAGCGCGTCCTCCTCGTCGAGGCCACGCTTGAAGTCCGACGGAGGCTCCTGACCATCGATCAGCATGTCCAGCAGTTGCTGCGACTTGTCCTTCTTGATGGTCAGAGCCTTGATCGAAGTTGAGAACAGCTTGAGCCACTGGGCGTTCAGTTTCTTGGAACTGTGGCAGAACGTCAGGTGCAGACGATGACCAATCTCGTGGTACCAGACGTAATCGTACTCGGACGCCGGCATGATCTCTGGTCGAATCTGAATGCGATCTTGCACGTCTGCTTTCTTCGAGCGAATGAACATGCCTGCGTACTTACCACTGCCGTTGTAGGGCATCACCTCGTACACCACGTTGTCGATCAGGAATCCTAGGCCTTGCTTGTTCAGCTTGGTGGCCACACGTGTCATCGAGTCGCGCAGATCGTCCAGCACCTGCTTCTCGGGCTTGTAGAAAAAGTGGACGTCGCCGAACTTGTCGTGAGTCAGGCGTTTGCGATGCAGCGCACCAACGTCGAAGCCGTAGACCTTACCTGGGTACGGATTAGATCCCAGTACAACCACGACGTCCGACAGCGCTTGCGTGAACGTGTGACGCATGCCCTGTATGTGACAGTTCTTTTCGAGCACGGCCTCTACTGCTTTGCCATGCGAGTCTTCGAGGGCCTTGGCCAGATAGTCTTTACCCTGGTCTTGGCGTGCGACGAAATAATCGCCTTTGCTGATCTTTGTCATTTGTCTTCCTGTGGTAAGAAGCGACACGCGCTATTGGGTTTGCAGTTGCCACCCAAGGACGTGCCGTGTTTTGGATTAGGCCAGCAGCGCGAGTTCTCAGCGACTGGTTGGTCTTTGCAATACGGATAGCTGTGATCTACGATTGTCAGATGCTTGCAACGATGGTTCTCTGCCCAGCAGAACAAGAGTGGCTTGGGCAGGTCACCGCATAGGTCTGACAGTACAGGACCTTCCGTCATTTGTGATCCCCAAATGAAAAAGCCCGGCCCCAGTTAAGGGAACCGGGCTTTGATTACGCGGTCGAATTACTGCGCGCCAGCGGCAGCAGCCATTGCAGCGGCCATAGCCGTATTTGGAGCAGCAGCCATTTTAACCTGGATGGTCTGGCTGGCTTGCGGTGCCGGTGCTGGAGCGGCAGGCTGTGAATCAACTTGAGCAACCACCGGAACAGCATCGATAGCGTTCAGCACTTCGGCTGCAACTTCTTCAGCCACTTCTTCTGCGATGCCTTCGATGATTGCCGAGTGGTCAGCAGGCAGATTCGCAACGCTGAACAGCACTTGGAACATGCGCTGGCCGTAGAACACGCATGGATACACGCCGATGAAGGTGTCCCAGTTGACTGCCTGCATTACGCCGCTGCCGTCAGCGTCAACAGCGAACTCGAAGGTCTGGTTGGTGTTTTCGTTCGCTGGCGAGAACGCGGCGCCCAGGGTCTGTGCGTTGATGCCGGCTTCTGCTTGGATGAACAGAACGTGTTGGGTAGCCAGCAGGTCAGCCGATGGTTGCTGCTGGTAGGACACGACAGCGGCGGTCAGCGCTTCTGGGTCTACCACGGCCGGCAGTTCTGGGTTGCGCACACTGAAGGTCACGACTTGGGTCTTGGTGTCGATGCTGTCCAGGTCACGGGTCTGGCTGCTGGTGATGCCGGCTTCTGCTTCCAGTGCGCTCAGGTCCAGATCGTCATCGTCGCCTTCCTGGCCGCCGTCGCTTACTTCCAGTTCGTCGTCGCCCGAGCCACCGTCGGCCATCAGGTCCAGCACGTCTTCGTCATCGCCGCTGCTGGCAGCCAGCAGGTTGTTCAGGCGCTGTTCCAGTTCTGGGTCGACGTTGAAGAACTTGCGAATGCTCAGGAACTTCTCGATGCCGCAGCTGAGGACGTTGTCGTTCTCGTCGGCGTACACGACCTGCGGCGGGAACTTGGATTTCAGCTTTTCAGGCAGCGCGGTGTTGGTCAAGAACAGAACGCGGGCTTCGCGTCCGTCTTCGCGGGTGAAGACGGATGCCGGGGTCAGGAAGTCAGTTACGTCAGCGATGTTAAAGTTGCTCATTGGATCCTCATTGGGTTAATGTGTACGTACACGTTATTATTTACTAGCGTCCTCGGCGTAGTTCTCAGGCGTGTGCGGTTTCGCATCTGGCAGCGTTTGCCAGCAGGTGATTCCCAGACTGCGCCAGTGTGCGTTCATGGTCGCGCTGTCCTCGATGACCAGCAAAACGTCGTCTGGCGTGTAGCCTGCTTCTTTCAGAAGGCGCGGCTTGAGTTCAGTGTCTGGAATCCAATCTTCTTCCACAGGACGCATCAGCAGCGGCACGTCGTAGGCTGCGGAGCCCAGCGACAGCGCCAACTGCTTCTCCGTGTAGTCACGTCCGTTTTCGCTACGGCTGGTGATGAACACGCAGGTCATGTGCGGATCTTTCAGCAGCGCCTGATAGACAACAACACCGGCCGGAATGGTGCGGTCGGTAGGATGCAGTTCGTCGTACTTCGCCCGATCACCTTGCAACAGATGCGGCAGGCGGTCGAATGAATCAATCAAACAGCCGTCGATATCGAAGACGACCACGCGTTTATTCAGTTCAGAAAGTTGTATGCTCATGATGTTCCTTATTCGTCACGTATGACCCAGCCCGCGAAGTCACCGAAGCGGAAGACTTCTACTGCGTTGTAGCGGGTGAGTAGACGTTGGGGGATGATTGGGCGCTGCACGCCGGCCAGACTCAGTTCTTTGTTCAGGATGTCGGCCGGCTCAGCGCCGTTCAGCAGCTTCTGGTGCAGGGTCAAGCGGGTCATCACCGTACCCAGATAACCGCCGACCGACTGGCAGCGATCAACGATCAGCAGCGCGCCGCCTTCTTTGATCTTCTTCACCAACGCGTCCAGCACGTTGCGCTGCTCTTCGGGTTGAAGGAACATCAGGGTCAAGAAGACCGAACAGAAGTCGAAGGGCTGGAAGCTGTAGCTGCGAATGTCGGCGACCTCAAGTTGCCCTGTGCCGTTCCACAGTTCAGCCATCTGCTCAGAGTTGTCAATGCTGATGGCCCTGACGTTGCGGGCCTCGATGTAAGGTTTTAGGCCCTTCGTGATGTTGCCGGTACTAGCGCCCAGGTCGTACATCAGACCGCCTTCGGTCAGATAGTGACGGCCGATGTGAACCGCCATCTGGGTGCACAGATCGTACCACGGCAATTGCTGGCGCACGTGGTCGTCGAAGTTTCGCGCCACTGTCTCGTTCTGGAACGTCCAGTTCTCAGGCATATCGAATGTGTTCTTAATCATTTCTTTGTCACTGCCTTCCATGATGTGCCCATGAGGCCTTTAACCCGCTTGGCCAGAATCTTGCGCTTGCCGTCTTTGACCTCAGCCAGATAGTGGCCGGGCTTGGCTTGGAAGGCCTGAGCCTCAGCCTTCGACAGATTGCGCTTGATCGTTTTCTTCTCGGCGTTCAGCACCGAGTATGTGGTCGCTGACGCAAGCGAGATCCACAGGTCGATTTGTTCCAGCATCTTGTCAGGCAGGCAGAGAACGCGCTCGCCGTCGGCCACGATGTGGAACATGGTGTTGATCCCGCCCTTGCCGACCACAACCTGGCCCATAGACGGAATATGAAACAGGAGTTGCCACTGCTGGCACTCCCGAACTTCTTTTGGCTGTTCAAGCTCAATGTCCATCAGGGCTTTAACCTTCCGGCGCATCATCTTGAGCAACAGTGTGGAGCTAACTGTCATTCGTCATCCTCCGACGATAAGCTTAGGCCCATGGAGTTGAGCACGTGGTTGTAGACGCCCCGAACCGACTTATAGCGCCGACCGGGATTAAGTTCGGAATCCAGTAAGGTCTCGAAGTGGCTGCTGATGCCGCTGTCACCGAGTTGGAAGCTGGTGTGGGTGTACACTTTGACCTGCTCGAAGTATTCGGCGAAAGCAAAGCGGCTCACCGCCTTCTGGATCGGCTTGTTGATATCCGCAGGCGTAGTGCCTTGGAAAATCTTGAGCACTGGATCGCAGTAGAACGACGGCACATACTTGATATCGTACCGCTTGCACATCTTGACGATCAGATGCCGCTGGAACGCACGCTTGTTCGCAAAGGCCTGGGTGCGAAATTCGTCTTCACGTCCTTTGAAGTGCTGGCAGGCCTTGCGGCTCAGACAGTACAGCGAGTCCGCGCCGTGACCAGTGAACATGACCTTCTCTTTGATCCGAGGAATCATGTAGCGCATGGGCCAGAAGCACTCGAAGTCGGTCTTGGATCGCGCACCGAACTTTGCAAGCTGGCGCACGTCGCGGATTAACGTGTCCAGCTCGTCAGGCAGGATGATCTCGTTGAACGGCAGGTCGAAGTGCTGTGCCGTCTTCTGCGCCATCTTGAAGTCGCGGCTCAGCACGCCTTCCATACGGAACGAGTAGATGACTGGCTTGGCTCCGGCTTCCAGCGAAGCAAAAAGAGCGCTGTGACTGTCAACGCCGGCGCTCATAGGTATAGCTACCCGCTTGCCTTTCCACGGCGCTGCGCGTGCCACTAGAGCCTGACGCAGTGCCTTACTTCTTTGCTTTAAGTTCATAGTAGGGTTCCAAAATGTTGCGCACGATCTCGCGGGTAACGTGCGCCATCATCAGAGGCGGCACGGCGCGTCCCATGCGCTCGAACTTTTGTTCGTAGGTACCGGTGAACACGAAGTCATCTGGGAACGCACAGATTTTCTTCAACTCATTGATCTTGTATTTACGACGTTCGCCGTCCTTGGTTTCAACGAAGCCGCCGCAGCTAAAGCCTGCGGTTTCGGAGTTCAGTGCATCGGACGCGGTGATGGTCGGACTTGGAACGTCAGACGGTACGTAGGTCAGAATGTCACCCTTCTTGCCCTTGATGGCCACGATGTGGGGCAGGAAGTCGCGCACAGTCGGACGCTTGGTCTTGAGCGGCGAAGGGAAACATGGCTTGAAGCCTTTCTTCACCAGATCGTTGCGCACGCCGACGAATATCAGACGATGACGCGCCTGAGGCACACCGAGCAACGATGCGTCCAAGACCATGGCACGCACCTCGTAGCCGCAGGCCTTGAAGTCGCGCATGATCTCAAGGAACATACCCTTGGCCTTACCATGCACAAGGCCCGGCACGTTCTCGGCGACGAAGACCTTAGGCATCAGGCCTTTCAACATGCGTATGAACTCCATGAACAGATCGTCGGTGCGCTGATGCACGCCGTCGGAGTAGAGCTTGGACTCACCCCAATTCTTCGAGCCAGCGCCTGCGGTCGAGAACGATTTGCACGGAGGGCTGCCGTCCAGAAGATCCAGCTCTCCTTTCTTCAGGCCCATGCGCTTGAGCACTTCTTCGACCTTGACCTTGCGAATGTCACGACGGTCCATGTACGTAGATGGAGCGTTCTTCGCATAAGTGTCCTGCGCCGCCGGAATGAACTCGTTGGCATACAGAATGTTGATGCCGGCCATCTTGTGACCCGTGGACGAACCGCCGCAGCCGCTAAAGAACGAGGCGCCGGTGTATTTCTTTTTCAGACCGTTGATCTTCTTGATCGACGGCATGTGGTAGATGTGAGACTTCGCCATGTCAGATCCTTAGAAGCGATATTTGCATTTCGGGCATACGTGCTCGGTCTCGGACTCCATCTCGTCCACAGTGATCTCCTTGAAACCACCGCCGGCGCCCTTACCCTGTGGAACGTCCTCGTCCTTAACGCGTAGGCTCTTGAGCGTCAGAGCGTCAAGACCCGTCAACTCCACATCGAAGGCCTTCGACTTCTCAATCGAAGCCAGCACCTTCTTGAGCTTCTCCTTGTCGAACTGGCCGCCGTGCGCGTTAGCCGCGATGTTGGCCGCCTTCTCTTTGGTCAGATCCCAGTCGACGGCGCGGTATGGAATGCGGAGCACACCCTGCTTGGTCGTGACTTCGATGTGACCAATCGCCACGGTGCCATGTTTGTCCGTGTGCTTGTTCTGCACGATCTTCGATGGCAGGCCTTGGGTAGTGCTCATGCGCTGGTGGCCGGAGATCAGGGTCTTGGTGCGGGTGTTGAATACCACGCCGCTCAGGTCGCCGAACGAGGACATGCTGTTCTTCAACGCTTCCTTACGGGCGCCGGTGATCGTACGCGGATTGTACTTGGCTTCTTTCAGATCCTTGACTGACTTGGGCAATGCGCTCATTTTGGTTCCTGTATGTTTGAATCGATTGAAATGGATTGCGATGGCCTGGAGAGTACAGACCAAAAATGGCCAGACAGCTTTTTAGACTGTCCGGCCGTATGCAGCTTATTTACTGATGTTGAAACCGTCCTTCAAGGACTTGACTGCATCTCGCTTGCGCTTGCGGCAGTCCACGTATGGCGTGATGATCTTGTTCATCACGGTCGTTAGTTCTTTCTGAGTGTACGCTCGTTCCTCCAAGCGCGGTATTGGATCGCAGTCCCTGAGAGTTTCGTCAGGAATATTCACCACTTCTTTTTCTGGAACGAGTACAACGTCCTTGAGAGGTTCGTTCTTGACCGAAGTCGGCGCGCAACCAACAAGCATTGCGATCACGATCCACAGGCAGATCAGCGGACCGATCATGCGCACGACGTTTGCGATGCCGCGTGTGGTCGGATCATACGAGGTAAGCATAGGTTCCTCCTTGCTCAGGAACGGCACCACCTTCGCCATCAGCAGCGCCAGTAGCGGAAGCATCAGGCACTTGAGTATTAGTAGGACTGTCATTTAGCGCTCCTTGAGGTGTTGGCTGGGACGGAGTTGTGGGTCTCCCAGGGTCAGAACTATCAGGGCTACCGTTGGCGGGAGCACCAGCAGTAGGAGTATCGGGTACAGGCGTTTCATTTGCGTTGTCGATGAGTTGATTGATTGCCCTCACCGTCTCTATGGAAAGCCCGCAGGACTCTTTCACTTCGGTTGGGGTATTCTTTTCGTATGCAGCGATGATCGCATCGCGCTCACGTATCTGTTTGGTCAGCTGCTTCTGGGTCGCGACCGCATCGTTTGCAGCGTTGTTCTCCACCTTGTCGATCTTGTCGTTTGTGGCTTGGCGTTTCGTGTTGATCTCCGAGGTCAGAGCCGTCACCTTATCGCTCAGGCCTTTTACCTCGGTGTCGCGTGACTTTTGGCCGGCAGTAAAGCCTGAATCGTGTCCTGAAGTCGAGCCCTTCACGTACGCAAACGACGTGCTAGCCGCCAGTACGACGACAAACAGAATGGCGCTGATCTTGCCACCTGTGGAGCCCCACAGAATTTTGAGTGCGTCAATCATGATAGTATTTCCTCTTGATTCGTTTGATGATCCACTGGGGCATATTCCCAGGGTCCCAGAGAGTTACGTCGGCTTTCTTTGCGGCTTTGCTCGGATAAGGTTCGTCAGCGAACTGAATGTATGGGCTGCCCTCCATCGACCACAGCTTGAGCGTCACGACCTTGAACATCTGGCGTAGTTTTGGGCGCAGCATCTTTGTCGCATCGATGCCTGCGCAGTCGCCGTCCATAAGCAGAACGACGCGACGCACACCAGCAAGCTCCAACAGCTTGGCCTTGGTGTCGCTCCAGCTTTGCGTGCCGAGAATGCACATGGCAGGTACGCCCTCGCTTATGAGGCGCAGAGCATCCCGCTGACCCTCGACCAGAACTATGGTCTTGCTGCCGATCTCGCGCATCAGCGCGATTGCTGGGTCGAAGGGGAACAGGCCGTTAGTGCGTGACCACGGGCCTTTGGCGTTGATGTACGATGGATAGTCCGGATGCTTGCGAAAGCGCGCCTTGATGTAGCCCCTTAACTGACCGTTGATGTGCACCGGAAGCCACAGACGCTTGTAGACGTGACCACTGTCCTTGGTCGTGATGTGACAGATCTTGGCCCCAAGCTTAATCAGCAGGTTGGTCTTGATATCACGCCACTTTTTATTCTTGGGTAGTTCGCTGAACTCCATCGGCTCTTGAATGAAATTGGTATCGGCGTCCTGATCGTCATCGTCAATCTCCGTAGGAAGTATGTTCAGGTTCGCGTACTCAACCTCAGGCTTGCCCTTCTTGTAGGGCTTGAGGCCTAATAGTGGGGCGATCTTGTCCCACCCAGCTTTCTCTCCGCAGCCATAGCACTTACCGTAGCCCGGACTCTTGGTGTCAGGTCCAATGAAGATGCGGAATGATGGAGTCTTCTCAGCGTGAAAAGGGCAGCACACAAAGAATGTGCTACCCTGTTCGTTCTTGAGCCCTGCGTACTGCTGGAGCTGGTTTCTTACGAAGTCCAGCTTGGATTGTATTTCAACGTAGTCCATGATTTGTCAGGGGTTTGAACAACAGCATTTCAATAGCGTTAGCTGCCTTCACTTGATTGTAAGCCTGTCCGTCGAATGCTCGGGCATTCCTCCACCACTTACTGCAAATGCTGTGAGAAGGAACGAACAGGAAGCCGCGGTCAGGCATCGTGTAGAAGGCATAGTTCAAGGCACCGACACGACGAAGGCTGGCCTTGAAATCGAACGTGGCCCAGACGAGTTGGACTGATCCGCCGTTAGAGTCAAAGACCAGGGCCGTGTACATGGGACAGCCGCTGTTGAGCACGTAGAACGCTCCACTGCTTGCTTGTCCGTCTGCGCCTGTATTCATTACATTCACTGAGGCGCTGAACTCGCCAGTCATCTGCTCCATTAGCAGTGCCAGCTTGTCTCTTTGAGGTGCGTCTTCTTTCTGAGTGTCCAGGGTCGCGAGTATTTCCGCCAAGTCCTGTCCGTAACCGGGACTGGCTAGTATCGACAGTCGCTTATAGCGGTGCGGCAGCATCACTTCGAGAGACGGCATATCGAAATACTCGCGGTAAGTACCGTTGTACTTACCGCTTACGTGACGACCTTCCCGTTTGGTCAGATCGCGCAGTTCCGCCAAGGGCAGTTCAGGCACAGGGTTAGTCGAATGGATTACAAGGGATCCTAGAATGGTCATGTTAGTGCGCTCTTTCGTTATGCCCAACTGCCGACTGCCCGTGAAGGTCAGCGGATAGCAGGAAGGCTACTTCAATCGGATTGTCGATATCGGCGCCTTCGTTCAGTTCGGTCAAAACTTGCTGAGCCAACTTTAGAGCAACGCCCATATCGCTGACCGAAAGATGGCAACTCATGATTTCGCGCAGATACATCAGATAGTGCGGTGAATCAAAGTTTGTAGCAATCTCGGTCAGCGATAAGTGGACAATCAAATTGCCAAGCTCGTTGAGAGCAAGAGCATAAACACGACCCGCAGCGGGATCCATAATGGACCACGTGCGGTCGTCGAAGGACTGAATTACGTAACGACCTCCTTCTTGGTCTTCTTGCATTTCTTCTCCTCGTAGATCGGGGCAATGGCTGCCTTGATTTGCTTGTTGAGGTCTTCAACACCCAGCAGCGGATATTTTGCTTGCAGGTAGTTGCGGAACTTCTGAACGCGCCACGGCTCGAAAATCTCGCGCAGCACTTCGTCCCTGTCGCCTTCCAGTACTCCAATCTCCGCTGCGTGATCCACAGACTTGATGACACACTGCACGATATTCGGCAGGCTCCAGTCCCACTTCTCAGTAGCGTCGTCCCTAGCACCAAACTCCATCTCGATCTCAGGCTCAACTGGAAACTCGACGCCAAACTCTTTGGCGTAGGCCTCTGTCACGCCGTAGGTTGCGGCGTACTGAACAATGTGGGTGAACGGGATCACCATCTTATACATCACGCTAAAGTAGTTCGCATCGTGTACCACTCGATTGTACGGAACGCGGAGAGTCCACGGGTCATACTCTATGTCCAGCATCTCACAGAAGCGTGGAAGCTCTTTGTAGTAGAGCTCCATGATCAGGCGGCCGGCCTTGAT